TTACTGTCCATGTTAATTACTACAGGACGATTCATTAACCCATCAACAGCGGCTTTAACTTCGTTAATTGCTACTATCATTGGTGTCAAATCAATTGATGGACCTTGTATTGTTTGTGGTGGCGGTATTGATGGTAATACTTGAAGTGTTGGTGGTGGTTGCTGGATTGATTGTTGTCCTTGTAGTGATTGTGGTAGTTGTTGTATTGTTTGTTGTAATGATTGTATTGCTTGTGAATCTTGTGTTGGTTGTTGTCCACCACCTAAATCAGTACCAGCAATTACAGTATCTTTATCGTTTAATTTAATAGCTCCTTCTGGTGCTAATAATGTACGTTTGCCATAACCACCTTCAGACATTACGTCATCACCTTTTACTACTCTTTTAACTAATCCAACACCTGCTAAAGTAGCAGCTGTTGCTAAGATAGGACCTGCAAAAGGAATACCAATAAAAGCGGACCAAGCAGTTTGTGCTACGTTAGCTATAGCTAAAGCAATAGATTTAGCATACATTACTCCTAGTAATCCTCCAATACCAATTAATATTGGAGATATTGTTTTAAATCCATCTACTATCAATCCAACAACATAGGAAATACTTGTAATTACAGGACTTACTACTGCTGTTAATACACTAGCTATGTTAGATATTAAATCAAGTAATTGTCCAAAAGGACCAGCTACTAAACTACCTACTACGTCTTGTATTTTTAATAAAGATGCAGCAAATTTTTCTTGTATATCTTGTCTCTTTTGATCCTCAAGTGCTTGTTCTTTAGTTATTTGAGCTAAAGACTTACCTGTTTCTTGTGCTAGTTTTTGATTTTGTAATTGTTTAGCTAATTCATCTGTAGTTAAACCAGCAGCTTCAGCAAGAGCTTTCTTTTGAAGAATATTCATTTTATCAAATTCTTCTATTGATCCTACATTTTTAGCTAATTCTTGAGCTAATGTAACTTGATCACCTGCTAAAGCAGCTGCTCTGGCTCTTTCTAAATTTAATTGTTTACCAGTTAATAATTCTGCTTTTAATTCGTTTTCAAGTGATGATTCGAAATTTAAAAGAGCTTCACCTTGTTTTGCTGTTTGTTCTAAAGAAGTACCTAATGCTTTTACTTGTACTACAGCAGCAGTAATTCGTGCAGGATTATTCTGAAAGCTAGAAGCTAAAGCACCTGATACTTTAGCGGCTTCTGCTATTGCTGCTTTAAAAGGAACACCTGCTTTAAGGCTATTTCTAGTAGCAACAAAAGCACCAACCATTTCATCATTAACTTCTTTTGAAGATTTACCTGTTAATAGTGAAAACTTATATACACCTGCTGCTTCCTCTGCTGTTAACTTAAATTGCTTAGTTAACATTACTTGGGTTTCTAAAGCATCAGCACTAAATTCAGCAACATATCCGGTAGCGGTGGCTAATTCTCCAAAAGCTGCTGTTAATGATTGAGAATTAACATTTATATTAGCTGTAAATCCAGCTGTTAAGGCTAAATTTTCTCTTAATGCGTTGCTATTTTCTGCACCATATCCTAAGGATTTACCTAATTCAACAGCTTGTTTATTTGCTTCAAGAGCTTTATCAACTATAAATTTAATTATAGTGGCTGGATCTTCTAATGCTTTTTTATATCCTACTCCTAGTTCAGCAACAAATATTCCTAGTGATTTAAACTTATTTCCTAAATTATTAGTTGAAGCAATTGCTTTTTGTTTAATAGCATATGATTCTTCTTCTTGTTTTTTTATTTGTTCAAGATATTCTAATTCAGTTAAAAGACCATTTGCATAATCTTCTTCTATTTTTTTTCTTTTTATTTCAACATCAAGAAGTTGATCTTTTACTTCCTTAGTAGATAAAGCATCTTGAATTAGCTTTTTATTAAATTCTTCAACTGCCTCTGTTGCTTCACTTACATTTAAAAATTTAGCTAATGAACCCCCATATTCAGAAACAAGTTTACCTGCTGCTTGAGATAAGCCTCCTAAATCTCTTCTAGTATTAGCTATTTGTTTAGTTAAATCTAATTCTTTTTCTAAAATAGGAATACCAGATTTTAATGCTTCTTTAGCATCAACTAAAAGTTTATTTTCTTTATCTAGCTCTTTTAATCTATTTTCTGCATACTTTCTTTGTTTACTTGATATATCTTCTTGTGCTAGTAAATTATTTAATCTTTCAACTTCTCTTCTACGTTCATTTTCTGATGCTTTTAATCTTGCTACTGCAAATTCTAATTCGTTTTTTTCAAGTGCAAGATTATTTTTTAGTTTTTTAAATTTAATATCAGTAAGGTCATTGTATCCTTTTTGATAAGAATTTAAATCTTGAGCAATATCGGTAAATCCTTTAAAGGAACCTTTACCTATTTTTAACAGTAAATTTTGATTTTTTAATTCAGCAGATATATCCTGAAATGTTCTATATACATAATCTGCATTGTCTACAAGCTCTTCGTATTGTTTATTTAGTTGAGCAATATATTCGTTAAGTTTTTTAGTATCATCTCCAGCATTACGAAATGCTGCTTGAAGATCAATACCTAACCCACCAGCTTCCTTAAGCTTTTTGTTAAGATCTTCTAACTGTTTTTGTAATTCTTGTACTGTAGGTTCTGCCATAATGCGATGTTACGCCGTATAAATATTAAAAGCGCCTATTTCTTAGGCGCTTTCGTTGTATATGTAGGTTGTTTAGGAGCTATGTTAGGTCGTGATATTTCATTTTTACCTTTGTTACTCAACATATTTTGTTGTTTTTCTGCTGCTTCTTTTTGCTTTTCGTAATGTTCACGTAAAGTTTCAAATGTAAAACGTCGCAACCAAATAGGCATACTATAAACGGTATTCCAATCGTATCCACCATTTCCATTAAATATTATTTCATGGATTTGTTTAAATAGGAATAATCTATATTCCGGCGTCAGGCCAAAGAAAGTTAATACCTACAGGAATATCTATGCCCTCCCCAACATAGTCTTCATCTTGAGGAATATATTTCATGTTGATATCTGGGGATATTTTATTGTAGTATTGTCTTAATGCTCTTGAATCTTTTGCCATTAAATAGTTATCAACAAAATCACGAATGTCTTTTTGATCACGTTTACCTTCAACAGAAACAATTATATGTTTCATTCTAGTGGTAATATCTGTAGTGATAGCTGGGTTTATTTTTTGTAAACCTTTAATTTCAGCTTCAATCTTTTGCTCGTCACCGTGTGTTAATAATTTAAATGTTACATTATTTCCAGTTGTTGGTAAATTAAACGAAAATTCATTTACACTACGCTTAAATAAAGAATAATCAACATCTTTATCTTCTAACTTAGATAAATCAACTATAATTTCTTTACCTCCATAATTAATATTGTAATCTTTACCGTAACCTAAAATACGAGCAGCTACTAATATTGCATTTTTATCACCAATTAATAATTCATTGTAGTCGATTGGTGTAACAATTAAAGATTGTAATAACTTATCAATAACAATACCCTGACGGATATAGTTTGTATTGGTAAGAATATCTTCTTCCTTAGCTGTCATGTATTTCATTTCAATTTCACCTTTAGAAAGTGGTGATGTCTCAGGATACAATAAACCTTTTGATGGTAATGTAACTGTTTCGGTTGGAATTTTAAATTCTGCCATATAACGTTTTTATTTGTGTATATATAAATATACGAAAAAGAAAGGCATCTGCCAAAGCAGACGCCTTATCTATAAAAAATATTGAAATATAATTAGAAATTCAATACGCAGTAATCCATAGCAACGGTAACTGATAAACTAATTGCTGCGTCACTAGCCCAATCGTAATCGCCGAATGTAGCTGTTTTAACGTAAGCACCTTTGATTATCCACTCACCTACTACATCGCCTACTGGTCCTAAAATGTCTAAAGTTAAATCTTTCTTGTAGAAATCAGAATAACCATCACGACCAGTTACTGATTCGTGTGCTAAACGAGCCCATTCCATCACTGTTTGAGCACCAGATGGAGTTACTGGATCGTATAATTCTAAAGTCATATCGTTCCATCTAACTTTACCCTTAACTTTACGGTAAACGTTGATGTGGTCTAAAATAATTTCACCAGCTTCGAATCCAGGTGCAGATGCTTTTTTAATCAAGTATGATGGGATACCATCGATGTACATGATAAAACGGTTCTGAACTTTAGGTTCAAACGCGGTAAACATTATTTCGTTAGCGTCTAATACTGCCATTTTATGTTGTGTTTAATTGCTATTAATAAATATAAGCAACTACATCCCCTTATGCAGGGAATGTAGCGCCAGTAGGTAATACGTTGAAGTTTAATATGATAAATTCAGCAGTCTTAGTTGGTTGGATATAAATCTGACCTACTAATTGGTTTCTATCAATTACATCAGCTGTGTTGTTTGTATCATCCATTACAACTTTGTAAGCATATAAACCTTGTCTTTGTACTACTGATTCCATGTATGGATTAACTTGAGCTAAGAATCTGTTACGAGTAACGTTTGTATTTTGTTCAAATACTAAGTTATTAGCTACTTGACCGATAAATCCTTTCAATGCGATTAATAAACGACGAACGTTTACGCGATCTAAAGCTGTTGCTTTACGTTGTAATGTCTTTTGACCAAATACTACAACACCTTCACCAGGGAATGTAGCTAATGGGTTAACATTACCATCATATAATACATCGCGATCGTTTTGAGATAATTTTCTTTCAGCTTTTAATACTGAAGGAACACCACCACGATTTAAACCTGCAGGAGCAAACCATTCAGCACCAACTTGATCGTTGAATGCTAAAACACCAGCCATTACTGTTGATGCTGGAGCCCAAACTGCTTTGCCTAAACCGCTTGAGTATAATTGAATCCAAGGCCAGTAAGCAGCAGCGTAGTTGCTAGATTGACCAGCAGCAGCTGTTGTAGCAGCTGTTACAACTTGACCATATAATGTAGTATCTACAATTGCAATAGCATCACCTCTGTTCTCACAAGTTGAGATCATAGTATTTACTGCGCTGTTACCTAAAGTAACACCTGGAGCAACTAGTACATTAAATTGATATTCGTCTTTGTTATTCAATAAAGTGAAGGCAGCGCTATAAGAAGCTGAATCAAATCCTTGAATGTTGTTGTTTGTGATAATTTCGTTCATTGCTTGTCTAATTGACGTTGCAGCTTGACCACCAGCAAATGAACCTTCAAAAGAACCACTACCTAAAACAGGTAATGAACCACTATATAAAGTTGCTTTATATAAACCGTTGTTATCGATTGAATCAACTTGAGGAGTTGTAACTGATGCTACACGAATATATTGAGAAGCATTAGCATAAGAACCAGTTTGATCAATAAATGGAACACCTGCAGTATCTACACGGTAAACTGGTTTAATATCACCAATTACTCTAGAGATAAAGTTAGGTAAAGCTGGGTCTAAACATAAGTTTGACCATGTTTCAATGTAGTTAGGTTGGTTAGCATTGTCATTACCTTGACGAACTGCTAAACTAAATGTACCGCTACCTGTATTAACATTTGTAATTTCCCAACGAACGTTAGTTGCACTACCACTTGCTAAAGCACCACTTACTGCACTAGAAGTGTTGTTCATTACATCACCCCAAGCTAATGTTTCAATAGTGAATGAACTACCTGTCAAATTATAAGCACCAACAGAAGCGTTAGCGTAAGTACTCATATTTGTACTACCACTAGCGATAACTCTAGTAACTAATAATGTTTGACCACCGTTGTTAAAGTAATCTTTAGCAGCTAATGAAGTAAGATATTCGTAGTAGTAACTACCACTTTTGAATGTTTCTCCAAATTTAGACACATACTCAGTATAAGAAGTAACGTAGGTAGGAACGAATGGTTGACCTAACACTGTAGGACCAACGATTGCCGTTGCTGTACCTTCAATACCTCTTTGTACTAATGATTGGTCAGACTCATTTTGGAATACACCAGGAGATAAAATTTTTTCTGCCATTTTATATTATTGTTTTTGAAAATTTAATAGGATTGACCTAATAATAAATATCTAAAAACCAATATAAACCGCAGATTATTATTGAATAGGTGTGATTTCTCCCGTTTCGATATTTATATTACCTTCATTATATTTTTCTTGCAAGGTTTTAGTTAGTTCCGATTCTTTCTGTTCAATTGTTTTAAGATCTGATACTAAACCTTTTTTAGCAGCGTCTAATTTTTCAATTTGCTCGTTAAATACGATCAATTGCGCTTCAGCCGCGCCAATTTCAAATATAGTTTGGTTATATTTTGATTGTAAATCTTTAATAGATTGTAATTCTTCAGGTGTTAATTGTGCCATAACATTATTTTATTGTGCCCACCTTTTATCAGGGCAGGCGTTAGGTCCCGCAGGACTAAATATTTTTTTGGATAGTGGACATCCACATAATCCACAATAGTGTAAATCTATTGTCTCATTATGGGCTTTGTGCGGACAAGCGTCACAAACGCTTGCCCTACTTTCAGCCAATAATTTTTGCTCTGGATTCGGGTTAGCCGCGATTATCCAGGCTTTAGCAATTTCTACTAACTTATTCATCTACTTTTACAAGTTTAAAGAATACTGGGTAGTTACCTTCAGATTCAATGTTTTCTAATTCATTAATACTTACTGGTTTGTACTCTAATTCTTTTTCTTCTTGTAACAGTGCGTTAAATTCATTTTGGAACTCGATGAACTTTGGGTTGTTTTTACCATCAACAATGTTACCTTCTTCGTCTTTAACGATGTCGATGTACATTGGGATGCTGATATTACCTGTTTCGTCAGATTCGCCGTGCTTCTTAATTAAATCTTCTTTTAAAGATTCAACAGTAGCTTTTTCAGCAGCAACTTTTTTAGATAACTCAGTTAACCAATACTTAGTTGTTAACTTTAACTTTTCGGCCAATAAACCAGCTGAAATTTTTTCACCGGTTTGTTGATTCATAACACCGTTTAATTCTGAATCTAAGTTATAGAATTCATACAATTTTAAACTGATTTTTTCCATAATTACTTCTTAGTTTTTTTAGGAGCGTTTGATTTTGCTTTTGGAGCTGGTTGTGTTTTTGCTTTTGGAGCTTTAGCTACTTTAGCAACAACTTCTTTTACATCAGCAACGATTTCTTTAACTTCTTCAACTTTAGTTTCGATAGCGTCAGGAATGTTGTTGTTGTTTGCGTCTTTAACTTTACCGGTTTTCATAGCAACGAATACCGCTACGGCAACGATGATTAGGATTACTAATACTGTCATATTTTTGTGTTTTGTTTACTGTATATAAATATATAAAATTTCTAAAAAAACGTTATTTATACTGTTCTTTAACTTGTTTTTGTT